TCAACAACTTTTAATGTTCCTCAATTACAAGGTAAGATGCCACAAGGTTTTGATGGTAATACATATAACTTAGCAGGTACAGGTGGTGCAAATACAGTTACAGTAGCTGTTACTAATAACCAAGCTGCTACAAATGCTACAAATCAATCTGTTACTGTAACAGGAAGTATTTCAAATACATCTTTAACAACTGCTCAATTAGCAGCTCACAATCACATACCAGCTTCTGCTGCTAGTCCAAACCCTGCGGGTAACTCTTCACAAAAACATGGAGGGATGGATTTTCAACCGTTTACCAGTGGTAATCCACAATATAATCCAATAAGTAACCCAAATCCTTTAGCACATGGACCAACAGGTTCAGGAACTGGTCACAACCACTCTCATACTTTATCAGGAACATTGACTGGTAATATTACAACAAGTTTAACTGGCGCTGTAACAGCGGCAGGGACAAATTCATTCTCACCTTTTGTGGTGGTTAACTATATTATAAAACATTAGGAGATATTGATGGCAACACAGATAGTAATATTAAACGGAGATAGCATTTTAATTGATAATCTCCATCCTATTGAATGGGCAGATAAAGGTAAAAACTGGGTAGATGCTTGGTGTCCAAATACTGTTCATGCAGTAATTTGGAATAACTTGCAAGGTCAAAATGAAATACAAAACAAGGATGCTTCAACAGGTAATATGACAGGTAATACTAGTTTAAATGCTACAAGTGACGCTGTTGGATCAACAACAATAGCTGCTTTACTTACTTGGGCTGAAACACGAAAAGGTCAAATGGAACAAGCACGACAAGAGTATAATAATGCTGCGGCTGCTGATTTAGCTAATGGAACAAGTAATGCTTTAGCAGACTGGACGGCTTACGATCCTAATTATTCCTAATCAGAAGTAATTTCTTCTTTAATGTCCGAATAAGGACCATTTAAATCCACATAGTGAATAAATAATTGATGATGCCAAAACTCTTTTGGTTGATTAAAAATAGGTCTCCAATGAGGTATCTCACATCCTTTATAAATCACACCATCGCCTGAATTTATAACTATAGGTAAGTCTCCCATACATAAAGGCCATTTATAATCTTTATCTTTATAAAAATATTTTAACGTTATTGATGCACTTATTTCACAGGCAGGTCTGTCCGTATGTTTTGTAAGCTCTGCGCCACCAAGATAAATTCTATTATAAGAATATATTGGTTTTAATTTTAAATTTGTTTCTTTCTCCATAATTGGAAGTAAATGATAAATTAAATGACTAAATATTTCTGAATTTCTTGAATGATAAGAAGACGAAAGTGGTGCTTGACTATCCCCATCTGTAAAATTTTTTAAAGCCCACAAAGTTAAATACTCAACCATGTCGGAAGAAAGCATATTTTTAACGTATTTATATTTTTTTTCTTCTAACGCATCCATGTAATCACCGCATGTCTATCGCCATTAGAAACAGGAAGCACTCCATGAGGAAAACAAAAGTTACTTGGAAAAACAACAGCGCTTCCAATTTTTTTTTCAATAATATGTTCATCATAAAAACAAAAATTACCTCCGTCAAAATTATCATTTAAAAGTATAGATATACTTATTAACCTTGGTTCTTTTTCAAAAGAATCAATATGTGTTGTATATTTTCCACCTTCTGAACCTTTATATAATAAATGATTATACCCTGTATCGAAACATTCAGAGCCTGTAAAAAAATTAGGAATATCTTTATTGTATCTTGCGAGTATATCACCAACTGAATCAAAAACATCTTTTTCATATTTAATATTTAATGGTTGATCATGAACCGCTCTTGTTGAAGTATCTACTCTCTTGACTCCCTCATCATTAACTGTGGATGGAGTAAAATAAGAAAAATCTGCATCTTTAATTATGTTTGCACAAATTTCTTTATCCAAAACATTTTCATATAATTTTATATAATCTGTTAGTTTATTAATTGTTTTTTTCATTTGTACACCTTCTTTCTCCAAAAAAAACTTTTATATCTATCAATGTACTTACTATTCAAAAGATTTAAAGTTTTTGAATGTAATTTTTCCATATAAAAACCTGACCACATTTTGTAAGATTCTCTTTTAAATGGTATTATTTGTATCATGGGTTCTCCTTTTTTAATTATAAACTGTTCATCTCTTTTTTGTAAAATAAAAGGAAAATGAACTACATTAGTATACGTGTCTGTATCAACAACACCTTCAATAATTTTAAATCTTTCTTCTAGTCTATTCATTGGATGTATAAACAAGCAGCTATATCCAGGAGGCGTTTTTATTAACCATTTATTTATAAATTTACCTGCGTTCGCCCCTGTTACTTTATGCCATTTTTCTGGTAACTGAGTTTGATTATGAAAGCCAAAATCTTCTTTTTCTCTGTTTGCAGGAGTTACACTAAAATCATCACCAACAGGATCAACTAAATAATCTTGATCAAATGGCATTATATATCCCATTGTTAAAGAATCTAAAAAAGGCATACATGTTTTAACTGTAGGACTATGTAAATTATTATCTTTAAACCTTTTTAATTTTTTGTATTCATCAGGTATAAATCTGGAAGCTGGTTTTGGATGTGGCCAAATATCAACCATATTTTTGTCTGTAGCACAAAAAGTAACTTTTATATTAAACATTACCACCTATTTTTTGTATAAAATTAAAAGACATAGATCTTCTAATTTCTCCTTTTATTTTAGTTTTAAAAGGCATGACACAATGTTGATGCCTAGCTTCAAATATATAAAAATGTCCTACTTCAGGTTCCATCCATGTCATGTTTGTACCATTAACATCTGTAAAACCTAATTGTCCGTCTCTAAATTTATGTGGGTCTTTAACGTCGTTAACAAATTCTGGTACTTTTAAAAACATAACGCTAGACCATCCAGTGTTATCGTGATGTGTGTGAGGAGGATTGTATTCTCCTTCTTTCATATCGTTTATCCAACAACTTAAAATTTCTAATTCTTTAGTTCCTTTAAATAAATTTATTTTCTCTAATGTTTCAATATAGTCATTCATAGAATCAACTATATTTTTAGCTATTTCTGTTTGTCCAATTTGTTGTGTAAACTCTAATTCAGAATCCATTCTTCCCGCTAATCTTGGACCAAAAGAATTTAGTTCTTCTTTATGTTCTTCATACTTATTGTTCAAATCATCAATGGCTTTTAAAGGCATATCGTATCTTTTGACAACTCTTCCAAATACGTTTGTTTGTGCTTTCATTCTTTTTTCTGTTTCTTTCATAACATAAATTTGCTGTCAAGAAAACAATTTACAAAAGATTACTTGATAATAATGATAGACGTGTTTAAATTAGATCTCACCCAAAAATTATAAATCAAGGAGATATTATGGAAAATCAAGAAGTATTGAAAGCTATAGCTACCCTTGCTGATAAGGTGAGTCGTTGTCACGAACGTTTATTAGCAGTAGAAAGAGACAATGAAAGATTACAAAAAGAATTATTAGAACACAAAAAAGGTCCTCACCTACATACAATTCAAGGTAAACCACATAACTCCGATGCAACAGTTATGGTAACAGGTTTAGATTCTGATATGGAATGTGAAGCTTGTAGCGCTTAATTGGGAAGGTATAAATAATTAATATTAGATTTTTTAAGAGTATTTAATGCATCTTCTTTTGTTTCTACTAAAGTTTCACCAGCTAAATTAAAAGACGTATTTAATAATATTGGAACTTGTGTTTGTTGATAAAACAATTCTATTAAATTATAAAAATTTTTATTTTGTTTTCTAGTTAATGTTTGAATTCTACATGTTCCGTCAACGTGTGTAATAGAAGATATAATATTTTTTTTATTTTCTTGTACTGGTATAGCATATGACATGTACGGAGATTCTTTTATTGTTCCCATTTTAAACCAATCTCTTGCATGTTCTAATAAAACAGTACCTGCAAAAGGCCTATACCATTCTCTTTTTTTTATTGTATTAACAATGTCTTTCCCGTTTTTGTTTCTAGGATCAAACAATAAAGATCTATTGCCCAAGGCCCGTGGACCATACTCCGAACTTTCTTGAAATAATGCAACTATTTCTTGTTGTAAAATTTTATCTATTGCTTCTTTTTTACTTGTAATTATCATACAACAATGCAGCTCCCAATGCTGTTCCACCGTCGTGAGGGCAAGGATCAACAAAAAAATTAATATTTTTAAAGTATTGAGTATACTTATAATTGTTCACGCAATTTAAAAAATAACCTCCTGATAAAACAATATTTCTACAGTTTGAATATAGTAAAGCTTTTTCAATGAGGTCTATTGTATAATTTTCTGTAACTTCTTGAACTTGTTTAGCAAGATCTTCATCACGCATACCGTCACTATTTCCATAAGAGGACAAGCCCATTGCTTTACCTGGTTCAAGCCATAAGTAGTCATTCATTAATGTTTGAGTTTTAATCGTTGAACATAAATGATTAAATAATATTCCAGGATTATATGATGAAGAGAGACTATAATCGCAATTTTCATATTTATAATTAACGTTGTATAAATCAGAATTAAAAATATTATTTTTAAATGCTTGTATTATATTTTTTAATTTTACTTTTTTTATAAAATTTGTGTAAAGTGCAGTAGATTTTGCGTTACAATATTTTTTATAAAATGATTTTATATTAAGATTATTAATTAAATAAATAGAATCACATTCTTTATACGTTTCATGTGATTCAGCATATTGTTTATGCTCAGGATATGGAGAAGTTCCTCCACCATCGACAGTAATACACAAGGCTTCGTTAAAAGGAGCTAAATGAAAACCAGCTACAGCGTGATAAATATGGTGTTCATATTGATTAAATACATAGTTTTGTATTTTGTATTTATTACATATATTGTTTATTATTTCTTGATCTTGATTGTTGTCTCGACCAAATGATGTAAAAACAAAAAAATCATTAAAGTTTTTTATTTTATTAAAACTTTTGTAGTCCCAATCTTGAATACTAGGTTCCCAAAATTTATTTTTATTAAAACGACTTTCTTCAAAAAATTCAATACTTTCTTCTGTCTTAATGCATATTGAAGAGTCGTGTGATATATTTACACCGACTGTCACAATTATTCTGGAGTTTCTCCTAACATGTCTGCTAAAGAAGGAGCAAATACTTTTACGTCTCTTCTAATTTTTTCGACAGTTGTAGATGTTCCTGGATCATCAATATCAGCTTGAGCTGCAGCTTCGGTAGCATACTCAGCACCTGTGTCCACATTTGTTAACGTTGTTTCAGTCTTTACTTTATAATGAGGAATTTGTCTTCCATCTGAAGTTGTAACATGTCCTAGTAGTTCAGCTGGTTCAATTATCGGCATTAGTGTTTCTCCAATTTATGTTAAAACTAATAATAACTCTGTCATCATTAGAATAATTTGTTTGTACTTCATGTTGTAACCATGATGGAAAAAAAATCAAGGAATTTTCAACAGGTTCCCATTGTACGCTGTGAGCGAGGTGTATGGAGGCTTTATCTATTTTAGGGGGTGATAACACCTCTGACTGTGGTTTAGGTTCTAGAAACACAATATTTCCACACTTTTTAGGAGCTTTTAAATAAAATACACCTGATAGATAGTTGTAAGGGTGTGTATGCACGTTGTTTCGAGATCCTGGTGGATTTATCATACCCCACATACCAGTCATCTCAGGATTGTAGTCATCTTGTACATCCATGTGATTAAAACAATCTTTAGCATATTTTAATATATCACCGACTAACGGTTTAAATTTCTTAATATTATATATTTCATCATGACTATGCCAACCACCGACATTAGACCTCGGCATACCCATCTCATCTTTTTCTCGTAGTTGATAGATGTTATCTATGAGATGTTCGTGGCCTTTTAGTTGTAGTGAAAATACGGGGGTAATAAATAGGGAGTGTAAATTAATCAGAGTTGTCCT